GAACGTCCCGGAGGTTGACATTCCGTTGAGCGGCGGCGGGACGGCAAAGTTCATGGACACATCCGATGCGGATGCCGTTGCGAGTGAGATTCTTTCCGGGAAGTCCGCCTATGTGAACGGCGCGAAAGTCACCGGGAGCATTTCATCCAAAGCGGCGGCGACCTATACGCCGACCACATCCAGCCAGACGATTTCCTCCGGGCAGTATCTCTCCGGGGCGCAGACCATCGAGGCGGTTGTCTGCACGAATCTCACGGCGGCGCACATCGCAAATGGTGTTACCGTGAAGATCGGCACCGCAACGGACGATGACAGCGTTGCCAGCGTTACCGGAACACTCTCAGCGGCGGTTATCTCGCAGGACGGCACGACAAAGATTTTGTCCATCTCCTGATAACGGGGGTGAGAAGATATGGCTCAGAACGTAACTGTTGCAGGAGCTTCTTACCCCAGCGTTCCGGCTGTGGAGCTACCGATTACCGGCGGCGGCACGGCGACCTTTTTAGATACCTCTGACGCGGACGCGGTTGCCGCTGATATTGCATCCGGGAAAACTGCCTATGTCGGCGGCGTGAAAATCACAGGAACAGCGTCTGGCGGTTCTTCCACCGTTGCAACAGTCACAGCGACACCTTCCAGCAACGCGACCAGTCTGGCGTTTGCAGTAGCCGGGGAGCCAATGGCGTTTATGGTGATGACAGGAGCGCAGATAACGCTGGCATCTACCCGGTATGTCATGGCGGTTCATTCAGATGGAACGAACACCTACGGCATCTACGGCTATAAAGGCTCCGGCGGCGGTTCGTCTGCATACTGCTATTACTCTGCATCTTATTTCACGTTCACTTATTCCAGCGGAACGCTGACGGTGAGAACGAGCAGTAGCACGAACGGCGGCTATTTCAAGAGCGGCACATCCTATCGGTTAATTTATGTTTATTAAAGATTAAGGCGGTGAGAGAGATTAAGACATTTCAAGACCTTATTGCAGTAGGGCAAGATGAACGAGCAAGAATGGATTTTATTGTCACCGCAATAAACGAACATAAATCCAGCTCAAGAGTGAAAATGGCGCAGACTGCAAGCGACTATTTTTCTGGACTGAACACAACCATTATGGCGTATAATAAATTCGTTTATAACCTGATGGGGAAAAAGGTGCCTGATATTTGGAGTCCAAATCACAAGATTGCGTGTCACTATTACAGATATTTCATTGTTCAGGAAGCGTTGTATCTGCTCGGAAACGGCGTTTCTTTCTCCGATGACGCGACTAAAGAAAAACTGGGAAAAGACTTTGACCAGCGAGTAACAAGCGCGGCAATCGAAGCGTTGAACGCGGGAGAAGCATACGCATTTTGGAATTATGACCATATCGAAGTTTTCCCGCTCTTTGATTCCGTCAGCAAGGCATATTTTGCTCCATTGAAAGACGAAGAGAACAATTTCGTCCGCGCCGGTATTCGAAGCTGGCAGTTAGACGATAACAAGCCGGAACGATTTACTCTTTATGAAGAGGATGGTTACACCGACTATATCAAGCGGCCCGGAGAAGAAATGGAAGTGTTCAACGAAAAGCGTCCTTATCTGCAAGTAGTGGAGCGTTCTGACGCGACCGGGGAAGTCATTTCTGATGGCGGCAATTATCCGGGCTTTCCGATTGTGCCGCTCTATAATGTCGGGCAGATGTCTGCGTTGGAAGGGAATCAAGAAGCGATTGATGCTATCGACCTCATGATGTCGGCTTTGGTAAATAATATTGACAATGCGGAAGTTATCTATTGGGTTATAAAGAACGCTGGCGGCATGGATGATTTAGATGACCAGCGTTTTGTCGAGCGGCTGAAAACACTTCATGTTGTTCATACCGAGAGCGATGAAGAAGTTGATGCTCACACGATTAACATTCCGTTCGAAGCATCTGAAACCGCGATTGCTAGATTGCGGAGTCAGCTTTTTGATAATTTCATGGCTCTTGATGTAAAGAACATCGCAAGCGGCGCGGCGACTGCAACTGAGATTAAAGCCGCTTATGAGCCGCTGAACAGCAAGACCGATTTGTTTGAACTGCAGGTGACGGAGTTTATCGGCAGGATTCTTTCGCTTGCAGGAATTGATGATGTCCCTAGCTATACTCGCTCGATTATTGTTAATAAGCAAGAGGAAATTCAGTCTATTCTGACGGCGGCAGGGCATTTGAGCGAAAACTATGTTACAAGAAAACTGCTTGAAATTCTGGGCGACATTGACAAGGCGGATGAAGTCATTGACCAAAAGCTGGTGGAAGAAACAGATAGATATAGCGGTGAGCCGACAGAAACGGAAGACGAATAATCGGGACAAGTAGGAGATGAAATATGGCTGACAAGGCGCACTTTCTAACAGACAGAGAGCTTGTAAAGATAGAGCGGCATCTGTCGGCTATTTACGATAGGGCAGGAAAAGAAGTCGGCGAAGCGTGGAAAGCATATCTCGTAAAGGTGGATGCTGAAATCAAGCCACTGCAGGAAGCATACGAAGCGGCGAAAGCAAGTGGAGATAGAGAAGCCATTAAACGAGCAGGAAGAAAGCTGTCTGCGGTGAAGCGCGAAAAGACTATCATGGATGCTCATTATCGAAAGCTGACGGAACAGCTTGCAGAAGAAATCTCCCATATTAACGCAACTGCGGCGGCTTACATTAACGGAAAACTGCCGGAGATCTATGCGCTAAATTACAATCTCACCTCTGAGGGCATCGCGGCGGCTGTTCATGGCTATTCGTTTGAGCTTGTGGATGCGGCGACCGTTAAATATCTCGCAACAACAGATGAAACACTTCTGCCGTATAAGTATGTTGATAGCAGGAAAGATGTTCGCTGGAACACGCAGAGAGTTAATAGCGAGGTATTGCAGGGAATTATACAAGGCGACAGCATTCCGAATATTGCGAAGCGGCTTGAAAGTGTTACCGACATGGACTTTGCGAGTGCCGTTAGAAACGCGAGAACGGCAGTAACCGGGGCTGAAAACCGGGGGCGAATTGACAGCTTGCATGAAGCGCAGGAAAAGGGAGTTATCGTCCGCAAAGTCTGGACAGCGGCGCACGATGCAAGGACGCGAGAAGCTCACGCCGCTCTTGATGGGCAGGATGCGGAAGTTGATGAACCGTTCAGCAGTATGCTTGGAAAAATTATGTACCCGGGCGACCCGGACGCAATTCCGGCGAACACCTATAATTGCAGATGCACATTAACGTACAAGGTGACGGGGTTCAGACATGGCGATTGAATTTGAAGTAACCGATAATAGCAAAGAATTCCTTGATGCACTTCCAGAAGCGATTGAAGCCGCTCTGACGGCAATCGGGCTTACAGCAGAAACGTATGCGAAGGAAATCTGCCCTGTTGATACCGGGCGGTTGCGAAATAGTATCACGAATGCGGTTGATTCTGGCGACCAGTCAGTTTACATTGGAACGAATGTTGAATACGCCGCATTTGTAGAGCTTGGTTCTTCCCGGCAAAGGCCGAAGCCATATCTAAAACCAGCGGCAACAGAACACGGTGACGAATACAGAGCGATTGCGGAACAGGCGTTGCGTGGCTCTTGACAAGCCGGAAAAATTACGGTAAACTGATGAAAAGATAATCGAACGGCAAGGAAACGCCGCCGGAGAATAGGAGATTATATATGGCAATGACTAGAAAGGCTCTCAAGGCAATGGGGCTGACTGATGAGCAGATTGATAGCATTATCGAAATGCACACCGAAACCGTTGACGGTTTGAAAGAGAAACTGAAAGCGGCGGAGGAAAAGGCAAGCAAGCTTGATGACGTTCAGAAGCAGTTGGATGCTCTGAAAGCTGATTCCGGGGATGACTGGAAATCTAAATACGAGGATGAGCACAAGGCTTTTGAATCGTATAAAAAGGGGATTGTTGAAAAGGAAGCTAAAGCGGCGAAAGAATCTGCGGCAAAGGCTTTCTTTGAATCGAAGGGCATCACCGGAACGAATCTCGAAATTGCGATGCGCGGCGCGTCAGCAGAAATTGACGGAATCGAGCTTGACAATGGAGAGATTAAAGACACGGCGGCTCTGGATGCGCTTGTTACCGGCACTTTCGCCGGACTGGTGGTTGTTAAATCCGTACAGGGAGCGCAGACATCGAATCCGCCCGCAAACAACGGCGGGAGCAAGATGACTAAAGCGGATGTTTATGCGAAAGACGAACATGGGCGTTATAAGCTATCTACATCTGAGCGGCAGAAAGCTCTCGCTGAGAATCCAGATTTGATGAAAGGATGATTAAATAATGGCCGCTTCTACTGTTGAATCTCTGTCCGCTCCTCGTGACAGTCTGCCTAACGTTTACACTAATGTCACGGCGCGGGAGATTGATTTTGTCACTCGTTTCGGCGACAACTGGGAGGCTCTGCGGAATATCATGGGCGTGATGCGTCCTATTCGCAAGGCACCGGGAACTTCTCTCGTTTCCTATACCGCCAGCGTTGCCCTTGAGAGCGGTGCGATTGACCCCGGCGAGGTTATTCCTTATAGCAAGGCTACCATCGTTCAGGCCGCTAAAAGTGACCTGACTATCGAGAAGTACGCAAAGGCCGTTCCGATCGAGGACGTTAATACCTACGGTGCTGAGATTGCCGTGGAGAAGTCTGACGATGCTTTCCTGACTCAGCTTCAGAATGTTGTTCTGACTAAATTCTATACGTTCCTCAATACCGGCACTCTGACTGGAACCGCCACTTCTTGGCAGGATGCTCTTGCAAAGGCGCAGGGACTTGTTCTGAACAAGTTCGCTACCATGCAGAAAGATGTTACTGCGATTGTCGGTTTTGCCAATATTCTTGATGCCTATGACTATCTCGGCGCGGCTGATATTACCGTGCAGACACAGTTTGGCCTGACCTATATCAAGAACTTCCTTGGCTATTCCACTCTGTTTCTGCTTCCCGCCACTCGGATTGCTCGGGGTGACGTTATTGCAACTGCTGTGGAGAATATCGACCTGTACTATATCGACCCCGGCGACAGCGAGTTTGCACGGCTCGGGCTGAACTATACTACTCAGGGCGAGACTAATCTGATCGGTTTCCACGCGCAGGGCAATTATAGCACCGCTGTTGGTGAGAGCTATGCTCTGATGGGCATGACCCTGTGGGCTGAGTATCTTGATGGCGTTGCCGTGGTTTCCTTTGGTGATGCTAGCGGCGAGACTGGCGTGACCGGAACTTGACAACAGGTAGGTGACGATTGATGAGGGCGGCGGTTTACTGCGGAACTCGGAATTTATATCCAGATATGATTCCAGCGGCAAAAAGCCTTGTCGCAAACAGCGATGTCGAAAGAATCTTTTTCTTGATAGAAGATGATGAATTCCCGGAACCGTTGCCGTCATTGATTGAAGTCAGAAATATTGCTGACCAGAACTATTTCAGACACGATGGGCCGAATTATCAGAATTATTGGACTTACATGGTGCTGATAAAACTCGCGCTTCATCGAATTTTCCCGGATTTAGATAGAATCCTGTGCTTAGATGTTGATACTGTTGCAATTAGCGATGTTTCTGAACTGTGGAATCTTCCGTTATCTAACTGTTATCTGGCGGCGGCGAGGGAACCAGAGAAAACGTCTGCAGATCGCTTGTATATCAACGCCGGAGTTATGATGCTAAATCTGCGCGAATTACGTTCCAGCTACAAAGGCGATGAAATGATGTCGGCGGTTAATCGAAAGCGTTTCATTTTCTGCGAGCAGGATTGTATTGTAGAACGCTGTCAGGGCGGCATCTTGGAAATTCCGGCAGACTATAACGCCTGTGATGGAACTAAATTTCAAGGTACGCCTAAAATCGTTCATTATGCCGGAGTTAATAACTGGCAGAAAAACACTCGCGCAAGATGGCACAAATATCTTACGCAATACAGAAAAATGTCGTGGGATGATGCGCTGAATGAACACGCCAAACACCTCATTTAAGATTCTGATAGCTGTTCCGACCTACGAAAACATCTATCCTGATACTTTTAAATCAATTTACGATTTAGAAGTCGGAAAAAACGATGTTGCATTTGAATTTGTTCGCGGCTACGATTGTGCTACTGCAAGAAACAGAATCGCTCAGTTATCTCTGGAATATGGCGTTGACTATGTTCTCATGGTTGATAACGATGTTGTTCTCCCGAAAGATGCACTTATCAATCTGATAGAATGGAATGTAGATGTATGCCTCGGCTACTATGCACATCGCGATGCGGATAATATCTATCGCGGAAGAACGTGCCTTTGTAAGTTGCAGACCGATACAGGAGCGCGATGGAGGGACTACCCGCTTGAGAGCGAATACACCGGGCAGGAGCTTTCAGATTTAAGAGATGGCGGAACATATAAAATCTATATCCACGGCGGCGGCATGGGCTGTGCGTTGATTAAGACAGATGTATTTCGGCGTATTAAATATCCGTGGTTCGATTGGGTGAATTACGAAGACAAAAAAATGCTTTCAGAGGATTTGTATTTCTGTGGGCGATGCAAAGAGAACAGTATTCCGATCTATGCAGATACACGGGTTAGCTGTGGGCATCTGTTGCGGCATATCCAGTTTTCAAATTGAGAGGTAAGGTCATGCTTTCAGAACTGTGCGCTGAACTGAAAAACTATTTCCTGCGCGATGCGGACGAAGATATTCACTATGATTTGTACACTATCAGCGATGGCGAAATTGACCTTTCCGCATTTTTGCTGGATGGTCAGTATTTTCGCATTGTCGGAAGCGTTCTGAATGATGGTGTTTATCAGTACCCTGCAAGCAATCTTTCTGACGAAACATTTAACGGTGCAGTCTGGGCTATGGCTGTTCCGGCAGATGTAATTGCGCTTTCAGATGAGATTGATAATTGGGTAACTCAGAACGAAGCTACGCTTTCAAGCCCGTTTACTTCTGAAAGTTTCGGCGGCTACAGCTATACGAAAGCTGGCGGCGGTTCTTCTGGCGGCGCATATAGTTGGCAAGACCAGTTTGCAAGCCGACTGTCGAAGTGGAGGCGATTGTCCGTATTATGAGCCTGATTGATGCTGTTACTGAGCGTTTCCAGATGCTTGATAAAACGACTGTTTCTGACGGCATCGGAGGTTATGAGCGGGTATGGGTGGATGGGGCTGTGTTCGATGCGGCGATTGCGCTGGATGATAGTATTCAAGCGCAGACCGCTATGGCGGCTGGCGTTACCGGCGTTTATACAGTTACCACGAAACGAGCAATCAATCTGCAATTCCACGATGTTTTCAGACGGCTTTCAGATGGGAAAATTTTTCGCGTTACAACTGACGGCGATGACAAGAAAACGCCGCCGACCGCCGGACTTGATATGCGAAGTGTGAGAGCAGAGGAATGGGTGTTGCCGAATGACTAGAGAGCAAGCCTATTATGCGTTTCTTTCGCGCCTTGCCGATTCTTGGGCGGTGTATGATGAAAGCACGGTACCAGATGATGCAAGTATTCCGCGAATTACCTATAACGTATCTGTTGCTGAGTTTGGCGACCCAGTTCCTATGTCGCTCAGTTTGTGGGACAGAGCTACAAAGTGGACTAGCGTCACCTACAAGGCGGAAGAGATTTACCGCGCTATCGGATATGGCGGAACTGTATTGAAGTATGATGATGGCTATATCTGGATTAAGCGCGGACAGCCGTTTTATCAGCGAATGGCAGACAGTGATGATTCTATTCGTAGAATTTACATCAATCTGGAAGTCGAGTATTTAACCGCTATTTAACCGCTCTTTGATTGGAGGAAATTGATATGGGAATGTTTACCGTTTTTCCAACTAATGCGTTTGATGCGCTTCAGATGGATGCCGGGGTGCTTCTGAAAACTTTCGACCCTGAGCATCCTGCCGCTCCTGCAGATGCCGATATTATCTGCGCGACTACTGGCGGCGTAAATCCGTCTTGCGTCCCGACCTATTCCGATTTTGGCGAGGATGTGGACAATGTTCCTAACAATCTGATGGAGTTTAAGCATTTGGACGGCTGGGACTGCAAGCTCTCTACTACCGGACTTGGCACTTCTCCTGAACTGATTAAATTTGCGCTTGGTGCCGCTGATATTGACGGCACTATAAAGATTATTCCGCGCCGTGACCTTTCGCAGAGTGACTTCTCCGATATTTGGTGGGTGGGCGATAAGGCCGACGGTGGATTGGTTGCAATCCAGCTTAAAAACGCTCTTTCGACTGGCGGCTTCTCTCTGCAGACCACTAAAAACGGCAAAGGGCAGGTTAAGATCGAGATTACTGGACACGTTTCTATCAATGCTCAGTCCGTTGTTCCGATGGTGTTTTACAGTATTGACGGCGATGACATCAGCACCGAATATACCTATACTGCCGTCACGCCCGTGGGAACTGAGAATCCTGCAAGTGAGGGCTGGTATGTTCTGGTTGGCGATGAATATCGGCTGACCAATGACAGTGTTGTTGATGAGAATGTGACCTATTACGAGCGCAGTAGCGAATGAGGTGAAAGATGAAACTCTCTGAGTATAAAGGCGAAGACGCTCTTGACCTGTTTGCAGACCTGTTAGAACCTGTTGCGGCAATTATGGCTGACAGAGAGATTGCGGCACTTGTTAAAAGCGGAACGCAAAAAGTGAAGCTGGTCAGCGCAATTCTCAAAACCCACAAAAAGGAAGTCGTTGAAATTCTGGCGATGCTGGACGGCGAAAATCCGAAAACATATCTCGAAAAAATTACGCTGTTCACGCTTCCATCGAGATTGCTGGAAATTCTGAATGACCCGGAGCTGATTAACCTTTTTACATCGCAGGGACAGAACAAAGACGAGGCCAATTCTGGCTCTGCTACGGAGAGTATTCAGGCAAAAAAGAAATAAGAACATTTATGCGGTATGTTCTAGCGCGGTTAGCCCAGCAACAGCGCGATTGGGCATATCGCATTTATGTTACCGATAGCCTGAAGCATTTAGCTGGCCTTAATATCAGATACGCAGACTTGTTCGCGCCGGAAGAAACACGAACTGCGGATGAGATTATAGACGGAATCAAGGGGAAACTGCGATTGATTGGTGGTGAGTAAATTTGGATTTATTCGATCTCGCGGCAAAAATTACGCTTGACAGTAGTGAGTATGAAAGCGGACTGGACAGCGCGAGTGATAAGGCATCTGGATTTGGTGGCAAACTGAAAACCGCTCTGAAAGTCGGTACGGGTGCCGTGACTGCCGTTACTGGCGCAACTGCGGCTATGACCACTGCATTTGTGAAGGCGACCGGAAGCGTGGCATCTTACGGTGACGATATTGATAAGATGTCGCAGAAGCTCGGTATGTCTGCAGAATCCTATCAAGAGTGGGATGCCATCATGCAACACGCCGGAACATCTATCGACTCGATGCAGAGGGGCATGACCACGCTTTCAAATGCGGTTGAAAATGGGAACGAAGCATTTGAAACGCTCGGAATCTCTCTGGAAGATGCCGCGTCAATGTCTCAGGAAGAATTGTTTGCGGCGACTATCACGGCGTTGCAGGGGATGGAATCTGGCACAGAAAGAACCGTTCTCGCTCAGAAACTGCTTGGTGGCTCTGCGAAAGAGCTAGGTGCGCTTCTGAATACGTCTGCGGAAGAAACCGAAGAAATGCGACAGAGAGTCCATGAACTAGGCGGCGTTATGAGCGATGAAGCTGTCAAAGCATCCGCTCGGTATGAGGATAGTTTGCAGGACATGCAGACGGCGTTCTCTGGACTTTCTCGCAGTATGATAACCGAATTCCTCCCCGGCGTGACTACTGTGATGGACGGATTAACGGAAATCTTTGCGGGAGACAGCGATTCCGGGCTTGCTCTCGTTTCTGATGGTATCGACAACCTGCTAGCTCAGATAACGGATAAATTACCGGAGTTTATGGAGGTTGGGCTTGGTATTATTGAGTCACTTGCGAGTGCTATTATTGATAATCTTCCAGAGCTTGCCGATGTTGCTATTGATGTGATTAAATCTCTCGCGCTCGGTATCATTGATAACCTGCCGGAGATTTTTTCTGTTGCAACGGAAATCTTGTTCGCGCTGATTGATGGGATTGTTGACGCACTTCCAGAGCTGATTCCTGCGGCGGTTGATGTGATTCTAACAATCGTTAACACGCTGACAGACCCGGACAATATTGGAGAATTGATTAACGCGGCGATTGCGATTATCATGGCTCTTGCAAATGGATTAATTCAGGCTCTCCCGCGCTTGATTGAAGCGGCTCCTAGAATCGTTCGGAATCTTGTGCAAGCAATTATTGAGAATGTTCCGCTCATGATTCATTCCGCAGGTGAGCTTATCGGTGGGCTTGTTTCTGGTATCATTTCGATGCTACCCGAAATCGGAAGCGCGGCATGGGACATCTTGACAGAAATCGGGAATGTATTCATGGATTTGCCGTTCATGGCTCTTTCGTGGGGCGCGGATTTGATTGATGGATTCATTGATGGCATCCTCGGAGCGGTCAGCAGACTTTGGAACACAGTTAAAGATATTGCTGGCGGTATCAAGAACTTCCTCGGATTCTCTGAACCGAAAGAAGGGCCGCTGTCAAATTTCCATACCTATGCCCCGGATATGATGGAACTGTTCGCAAAGGGAATTAAAGATAATGAGCATCTAGTCACCGACCAGCTTTCAGATTCTTTCGATTTTGAAAATCAGCTAACGCAGAGCGTAAAGGGCGGAGCCACATCTGGCGGCGCGAGTAGCAACGACCCGATTACTATCATTGTTCAATCCGTTCTTGATGGTAAGGTGATTGGAGAAACGGCATATAAATACAGCCGTCAGAAAGCGAGGGCTTACGGATGAATGTGACGCTAGAGCTGAACGGTGTGGATTTTTCCGACCTGCTTTCAACCTATGACGTGCGGCGAATCGTAGAATATCCGCGCCTTATGACAGCTATCAATGGGACTGAATACGGCGGGATGTGGGAGAGAACGGAGTTAGCATTTTCTTTGCGACCGCTCACAGCCGCCGAATCTTCCGATTTGTATGACATTCTTTCTGGAGGGAATATTACCGTACTCTATACTGATTCCTATTCTAACAGCAACCTCACGCGCACAATGCGGCTGACTTCCTCACTCTCTAATGTATTCGCTCTGAAATCTATCAACGGTAACAACTACTACAAAGGCGGTGAAATCACGCTTCGGCAGAGGACGGTGAACTGACGTGCAGACTACATCGCAGGAGTATCAGGTAATTTTTGCGAGTGGCGATTATAGAGTTGAAACTAGGCTCTGGATTGGCGCGACATCTGCGACTAGATTCTATATTCCTGAATCGGAGATTTTTTCGTTACAGACCACGCACAATATGTTTGGCGCGAATTACCCACAGGTTGGGAAATGCGTTGCCGGAGAAATTGACGTTTCACTCCTGATGCCCAGCAGAACGATTGAACGCATGGCATTATTGCGCCCATATTATAGATTGGTCGCCGCTGACGGTACAACATCGGAATGGCTTCAAAAAGGCGCGTATTATATCGACACGCGAACAGTCACGCAGAACGATGATGGATTGGATGTATTGACCTTGCACGGCTACGATGCTATGCTAAAGGCGCAAGCAGAATATCTGGGGACAAGCGGACTATCCTATCCCGCTCTTGATACTGCTATTGTTAATGTAATTGCCGCGAAGATGGGTGTTTCTGTTGATTCCAGAACAACGGACATCATGACGGCTGGATACAGGATTCCGCTCCCTGTAGGCTACAGTATGCAGGAAGTGCTGTGCGCTATCGCCGCTAGCTACGCGGGAAACTTCATTATTACGGATGAGGGAAAATTGCGGCTCTATGCGCTGACAGAACTGCCTGTTGAAACGAGATACTTAATTAACGAATCTAATGAACGCATCACGTTTGGGGGTGACAGAATCCTTGTCTGATTATTTTTACATCGGTCAAAATGTCCAAAACTTGCAGGCATCCCCGGAATTTGATACCTACAGCAAGGTCGTTATTTATGTTGGCACGGACGAGGATGGAAATGAAATCGTTTACGAGGCCGGAAACAACAGAGGCAGAACGCTAGAGTTATCTAATCCGTGGGGAACGCAGACGATGGCGAACAACATTCTTGCGGCTCTATCTGCAAGAAAATTCGCATATCAACCATTTACTGCGGAAGATGCAATTATTAACCCGGCGACTGAGCTGGGAGATGCTGTCGGTGTCGGTGACATTTACTCTGGAATCTATGCGGAGGATTGGCAGTTCGGACAGACTATGCTGGCAACCGTCAAAGCCCCTGAAGATGAAGAAATCGACCATGAATATGTATATATTCCGGCAGAGGAGCGTGAGTTTAAACGCGCCATTGCTGAATCGAAAGCGGCAATCACGCTGACGGCAACACAGATAGCTTCCGAGGTAACAAGGGCAACTGCGGCGGAGGGAACTCTTAGCTCACGAATCACGCAGACGGCAACATCTCTATCCTCAACCGTTTCTAATGTGAATAGCGTGACTAATCGCGTTTCTACGTTAGAGCAGACAGCAACATCAATTTCCGCGACTGTATCAAGAAAGGTGGATGCAGAGGGCGGCACTACATCCCGGTTTGGCTGGTCGCTGACGGCGGATGGATTCTATCTCCGATCTGGCGGCAGGACGGATGTTTTCTCTGTTGATACTTCTGGAAACGCAACAATTCGCGGAATCATTACTGCGACTGGCGGATTGATTGGTGGTTTCACAATCGGCAACTCTGCTATCTATAACGGCATGACAAGCCGCGATGATACTACACATAACGGTGTATATGTCGGAACAAATGGTATCGCTTGCGGCAAAAGCGCATTCAAAGTCACATCTTCCGGCGCGGTTACAGCATCCAATCTTACGTTAACTGGCGGCTCAATCACTCTAGGTAGCGCATTTAATGTAACATCTAGCGGAGCGGTTACGGCAAGTAACCTGAAATTAACAGGCGGTTCTATCACGCTTGGCAATAATTTCTCTGTTTCGTCCAGTGGCGCGGTTACAGCAAAGAGCATTGCAATAACTGGCGGTTCTATCGCAATCGGAAATAATTTCACGGTAACGTCTGCGGGAAACGTCACAGCGAATAACATGGTGCTTACAGGAACGCTGACAGTTGGCGGTTCCAGAATCACAGCGGCGAATCTCTACACAGGCGCATCGAAAGCGTATGCAAACCATAGCTCATGGACAACTGGTGCGAATTGGGTTAGTAGCAACGGAAGTTACACAAAAACCGGCGCGGGGTATGGGTATAATTTTGATAGCATGAAAAGCGGTACATCGTCCACGCGCTATCCCATTAACGCTTCTACTCTGTTAGTGGCTGGAACACAATATGTCCGCAGAACAATTAGCTTTCTGGATTATTATGGAAACACGCGCACATGGACGGTTCTTGCCACGCCGTAATAAAGGAGGAAAAATGGGCGATAATATTAGAACTGTTGTTGAGCAGTTAAAGGACTTGTTCAAAGACGGCGGGGAGCTGAGAGGATTTAACGATTGGGACAGATTCTTAGGTTGTATTATGATGCTGAACAGCATCGCGGACGAAGCGGATAAACGGGATGCAGACAAGCAGATGAAAACGGATACGGGGGAGGTTGTGGACGATGGCTGATAAAGCGATTGATGCGCTGACAGAAGCAACAACTATTGGTAGTGGCGATTTATTTGTTACTCAGCAAAGCGCACAGGCAAAGAAAGTGACGTGGGAAACGCTGATTAACTACCTTGCAACCGCTCTTGATGGACATGGTGGAATTAACAGCATCGTACTGACTGGCACGAATAATCTTGTAGACACCTACACTATCACCTATGCAGATGAAACGACTGGAACATTTACCGTGACGAATGGCAGAGGCATTTCCGGCGTTGCGAAAACTGGAACCTCCGGGCTTGTGGACACTTATGCAATCACCTACAACGATGGAGCCACAAGCGCGTTTGACGTGACGAATGGCAGGGGTATTTCCAGCATTGTCTGGACAACCTCTGGCACCGCAGGAGATGGGCAGGAACACATCGGGACAATCACATATACTGATGGCACGACTAGCACAGTTACGCTTCTGGACGGCTATAAGGGCGATACTGGCGAAGCATCGTACACGCATATCAGGTATGCCGATAACGAGCCAACTTCGGATTCTGATATGGGGACAAGTCCGGCTGATTGGATTGGCTTTTATTCCGGGCTTTCTGAAACTGCTCCAACTGCATACACAAGCTACAGCTGGTATAAGATCAAAGGCGAGACTGGCGCAACTGGCAACGGTATTTCGTCTATCGTGAAAACGGAAACATCTGGTGTTGTAGATACTTATACGATCACATATACTGATGGAACCACAAGCACATTCACGGTAACGAACGGTTCCAGTATTGCAAGTATCGCTTATGGTAGCTCTTCTGGGCTTGTTGATACCTATATCATTACGCTGACGGACGGCTCCACTACGTCATTCACGGTAACGAACGCTAAAAGCATCGCAAGCGTTCAGATGGTTAGCGGCACCCATGCGGCTGGTACTTCCGATACCTACAGGATCACCTATAATGATGGCGATACATTTGATTTTTCCGTGTATAACGGCACGAACGGAACCGGCTCTGTTTCTACGGTTTCCGGGATTCAGCCTGTTAACGGCGATGTGCCGCAGATAGTTACAGGGAACGCGGCTCCTACAACGTCAACGGTCGGCATTGAAAACCAGATTTACATCAATCTAAATGATGGTGCGCTTTACATCTGCACAGGCGAAACTAGCGGAAGTTACGACTGGCTATCCGTTGGAGCGATTACGGTTGATTCTGCGCTTTCAACATCTTCTAATAACCCCGTTCGCAATTCCGTTATTACGAGCAAGATTGGCACGTCCTCGCTAGATACCACGGCCACGAATCTCTCGGACGCTGTGAATGAGCTGAATACGAAAGAGGGCGCGCTGGCTAGTCTGACTACGCCCAGTAACAGCAGTTTGGTGACAGCAATCAATTCTGTATACAGCGCGATTCCGGCATCGCTGGGAATGGACGTATTTGAGGAATCCAGTGTTGCAACTAATTCCTCGAAAGTGCTGACGATTGAAAACCAGACAAAAGCCGTCTTGTTCGCTATCGGTGCAGGAGCGGCGGCGAAAGCTATGTGGATTGTGAATGCTACTGCAAGCGGCGGCGTTACAATTTCCGCTGTTTTTGGCGGCGGCACGAATATCACAACTACCACCGGGACGAACTCGCTGACTATTGCTAATTCCAGCGGTGTCGCTATCTATCTGGCGGCACTCGTGTTTAACGGCGGTGTCAGCTAATGCAAATATTTAGAAAAGGGGAAGTAAGTCTATGATTATCAATGTTCACGCTGGGCATAATCCTGACGGCATGACGGCTTGCGGTGCTGTCGGGCTAATTAAGGAATCTACTGAAAATCGCAAAGTCAAAGACTTGGTTATCCGCTATCTGATGGCGCAGGGGCATACCGTTTACGATTGCACGGTTGAAAATGGAACCAGTCAGTCCGATGTTCTGAAGAAAATTGTATCTAAATGCAATTCCCACAGCGTTGACTTGGATGTTTCGATTCACTTTAATTCCGGCGCAAATGATAAGAGCGGCAACGGAAAGACTACCGGAACGGAAGTGCTAGTCTACAAAGCTGGAAACGCGGCTTCTGTTTATGCTGTGAAAATCTGCGCGGCTATTGCCGAGCTTGGTTTCAAGAATCGCGGCGTTAAGGAAAGGCCGGGGCTGTATGTTTTGAAAAACACGAAAGCTCCTGCCTTGCTGGTGGAATGTTGCTTTGTGGATGACGCGGACGATGTTTCCCTCTATGATGCTGACAAGATGGCAAAAGCAATCGTAAAGGGCATCACCGGGCAAGCCGTTGAGAGCGATACTTCCAGCGGCGATGGCGGAACAAACAAGAAAACCGTTATCTATCGTGTTCAGGTTGGTGCTTATAAAGAAAAAGAAAACGCGGACAAAATTGTGAACGATTTGCAAAAACTCGGATATAGTGCTATAATCGTTTCGCAGGAAGTGAATTGAGATTTAGCATTTCGGAGGTTGATGATATGGAAATTCTCGGAATTGGCGGCGTTGCGGCAATCACAGTTATTTGTCTGCTGGCGGCACAAGCTATTAAAGCGACTGCTCTGGATAATAAGTGGCTCCCGGTTATCTGCGGTGTCCTTGGCGGTGTCCTCGGCGTTGTCGCTCTGAAAGTTATGCCGGACTTCCCCGCGCAGGACGTTCTGACAGCGGTTGCGGTTGGCATCGTGTCCGGGCTGGCGGCTACTGGTGCGAATCAGATCTGGAAACAGCTTTCAGATAATTCAGATAATAGTGATAACTAATATAAACGGTGGCAGAAAATGGAGATGGATGCTATGATTGAGCGTGAGGACATCGAGCGGCTGAAAGAAATTTTCGTGACCAGACAGGAGTGCGATACTGTTATGGACGATGTTGAAAAGAAACTCTCAAACGATAACACCAGATTAGCTGTTATTGAGCATCAGCTTAAAACAATTACATGGCTAACAACTGCGGTTTGCGGCGGCATTATCACGATGCTGATTAAGATGTTTTTCGGTATGTGAGGGCTTTTTATGGATTGTACTACTTGCAGAGAATACAGACGAACGATTGAACAAAAAAATGAGCCTGTTGCCTATATCGTGCATGAATCGGCTATGGCGCGGCAGGAGCGAACGATTAAGCGGCTGTGGATTGCGTTGCTTTTAGCTATCTCATTTCTAGTGGCTACTAACGGCGCATGGATTTGGTATGAATCGCAGTTTGAAACGGTTGTTATTTCTGCAGAGCAAGAATCTAACAGCGGCGGTATTAACTATATTGTGAACGGTGAGAATTATGGCGGCTCGGCAGAAAGTGACGATTAAAACACGCAGGCGCAAGACCGGCGGCAATAGCGGTTATCGGAAATGTAGTGTTTGCAACGGAACTGGTAGAGTTAAAGACAAAAAGTGAATGCCGTGAAAACATATACCAACAGCCGAATCGAATACTTGATAGATGAATACATCCATCACGCGAGAGATAGGCGCATCATGAAACTCCATTATATAGATGGATTAAGCGCAGATGCAATCTCAAGAATTGATATAGGCAATAGCAACATTCCATCAGAGTTGAGAATCGAAATTCAGCCGCGACATATCAGCAGAATCCTTTCTGACAGACTTTTGGAAATAGACCAGTATTTGTAACTAGAACAAAAAATTTACAATCGTACACAAAACAGCATACTTTGATACTGAAAGCGTCGCTTTAACAGCATTGTTAAGGCGGCGTTTTTCTATTACTATTTTTATAGAACAGCAAAATTTGGTATAAATGGAAAATCAAGATATGGCGGAAAATTAAGATATAGCAGAAAATTAAGATAGAAAGAGGGATATGAAAATGGATAGCTACGATAATGACGGCCTGTTGCTTGTTTTGGATGATGATTTATTCTGGATAGAAATTAAAAAAGATGAATCGCTAAAAGTAAACACGGAGATAAACGAAAAATGTGGAGATACTTCAATAACAATCCTGCAGGGCGAAATGTAGGTGATTGCTCAGTCCGTGCCGTTTCTGCCGCGCTCGGATTAAGCTGGGAAGAAGCATTTGATCTGATAGCAGAAGCGGCGCGAAATATGGCAGATATGCCGTCTGCTGACAGCGTATGGGGCGCAGTTCTCCGTCAGCATGGATTTTACCGTCAGGCGATTCCGAACTATTGTCCAGATTGTTACACGGCGGAAGATTTTGCAAACGATAATCCTCTGGGAGTATTTGTACTCGGATTTGGCGGACACGTTGCGGCGGTTGTCGATGGCGTTATCTTTGATTCATGGGATTCTTCACGAGAGATTCCACAATTCTATTGGTATTTAAGCGAGTAAAAGGAGATGGAAAAGATGGCATATCCTTATTATCCGAATTACTACAATTATAGCAACTACGGCAATTATGGAACTCCATACTATCAGCAAGCGCAACCTCTACAATCTCAACCTCTACAATCTCAACCTATACAACAGCAATCTCAACAGTCACAGCGTCCGACAATCCAGCAGAGCGGCTTTGTCCTCGTTCAATCTGAACAAGAGGCCATGGCATACCCTGTTGCTCCCGGAAATTCTATCACGTTTAAAGATGAGCATCTTCCTTACTGCTACGTTAAAACAATGGGATTTAACCAGTTGGACAGACCGACTTTTGAAAAATATAGGCTTGTAAAAGAGAACTCTACTAAAGAGGATTCCACTTCTGAGGGCGCAGAACCGCGCAGGAGCGAAAATAGCGGCTCAACCGATGTAGGTGTTACCTATGCGCTAAAAACCGATTTGGCGGCAATCTGGCGTGAAATTGATGCGCTGAGAGAAAATATATCGGATATATCAAAAGAAAAAGAGAAAGCGCAAGCTGACAAAAAGACTATCAGAGTGAAAAAGCCGGAGGTTACGGAAGATGATTAACGTCAGCGCAATTAACAATTTTATGCCGATGCTTCAACAGCTTCGTTCTAATCCGATGCAGTTTTTGCGTAAATCTGGATATAACGTGCCGGAAAATCTTTCAGACCCGAATGCAATTATTCAGCACCTTATGAATTCCGGGCAGGTATCTCAGCAGAGATATGAACAGGCGCGACAGCTGGCGGCACAGTTTAGGAGATAAGATATAATCTGTATTCAATCGCTGAGTGTACATAGGCGGTGGAATAAATACATTTTTGAAAGGAATTAAAAAATATGGCTCTTACTGATGAAAGCGGCTCTGGAATGGTGATGCCTGTTGCTCCCGCTTATGGCGGCTACAACAATCAGAGTGGCTTCGGCGGCTTCGGCGGTGACTGGGGCTGGATTATTCTCCTGCTTCTGCTGGCTGGTAACGGCGGCTGGGGCATGGGCGGCTTCGGTGGCGGCATGGGCTATGACTTCCCTTGGCTTCTGAATGGACAGAACGGAATCAACGCTAACACTAATAGCGGCTTCGACCGTGCGGCTACTCAGTCTGCTATCAGCGGTGTTTCCAGTGCGATTACTTCCGGCTTCGGAGATGTCCAGACTGCTCTTTGCGGTGGCTTTGCCGGAGTGAACGCATCTGTTAATGGCGCACAGAACGCTATTGCACAGCAGTTATACAGCAACCAGATTGCGGATATGCAGAACAGTTTTGCGATGCAGACACAGTTTGCTAACTGTTGCTGTGAGAATCGACTTGGACTGGCTAATCTCGGTGCTGATATTGCTAGGGAGGCTTGCGCTGACCGTGCCGCTGTTTCTGATGCTCTCAGGGACGTTCTTACTGCAAGCACGGCTTCAACTCAGAGAATCCTTGACCAGATGTGTCAGGATAGGCTCGATGCTAAAAATGAGCGGATTGCCGATTTGGAACGTCAGCTCACTATGGCTAATCTGGCGGCATCTCAGACGGCGCAGACTTCTCGCATTCTGGCGGATAACGCGGCTCAGACTGTTGCTCTGGAGCAGTACCTCAATCCTGTTCCCGTTCCGGCCTATGTCGTGCAGAATCCGAATTGTTGCACTTCCAGCACCTGCGGGTGCGGCGGTAGCTTCTGAGAGGTGATATTATGGCGGAATATCTTGCTAATGCCGAACAGCTTATCACGCTGAATTCTCCGGCAATCTTTACAGCATCTATCCCATGCAATCGTGGCTATGTTTATCACGAGGACGAAACCGGGATTTTTATTCTCCGTGGTATCGTGAATAATCCGTCCTGTTGCTTTGCTCGGTATCAGGTGACGTTCAACGGAAATATCGCTATTCCTACTGGCGGCACAGTTACTCCGATTGCTGTTTCTATCGCAGTTAATGGAGAGAGCCGCCCGACTTCTCGCGCTATCTTTACTCCTGCGGCAGTTAATGTTTATGGAAATGTAACTAGCACCGCTATTATCACCGTTCCGAAAGGCTGTTGCTTTACTGTATCTGTTCGCTATGTGGCGGCAGATGAGGACGCGGCTGCTGTTTCAACGCCTGTTATTCAGATGCAGAATGCTAATCTTGTTGTTACTCGGATTGCGTGAGAAAGGAGGATTCTAAAATGGATGAAATTTATGAACTCAAAGAAATGCTTTGCAAAGAGCTTGAAAAATACGGCTCTAAAGGCGATCTGAGCGCGGGTGAACTGGAAATCGTTGATAAACTTGCTCACTCTGTGAAAAATCTCGGAAAAATTATCGAGATGTCCGAAATGGATGAAATGAGCGAAATGAACGAATATAGCAATGCTTACAGAGATGGAATGTATAATCGCGGCTCCTATGCTCGGAATCGAAATTCTTACGCAAGGAGAGACAGCCGTGGAAGATATTCTCGCGCTGACGGTTACGCCGGTTATTCTCGCGCCGCTAGTGATGTTGTTGATGAACTCCGCGCTCTGATGGGCGAAACGCCCGACCAGCAGATGAAGAAAGAGATTCAGCGACTGATTACAAAGATGGAGCGATAACTGCACGAAAGGGGTGGCTCTTGTGATTACGGAATACGATTTGCAAGAAGCTATCGCCGAATGCAAAGGACAGCGAAATCCAAATGCGAATACCTGCATTAAACTCGCGGCATTTTTGACTATTTACAGAGAACTATATGGAACTTTTGATAATGTAGATAGAGAAATAAGCGGAACTTCCAGAAATACAGATACCGAAGATATTTCAGCTTTGCAGTCCTATTCATACGCCGCAAACCTTGAACCTATCGAAACAATTATCAACTACAAAGGCGATACGGAATTTTCACAGGCCGTTGACGGCAGACGTGCAAGCGAAATTTGGCCGATTTTGGATGAACTCATGGAAGTCTTGCGAGTTACTACGCCGCGTCTCTATAAAAGCGTTATTCGCAAGATTCAGGATTGAACGAAAAATTAAGCAACCAAATTAAAGGGAGAGTCAGAGAAATCTGGCTCTTTCTTTTTTATAAAATATCAAAAAAATCTGAAAAACTTTCAAAAAAACTATTTACAAGGGCAGATAATTATGTTATACTTTGTATGTAAGGTAAAGAAAAACAAAAAACAGGGAGGTAGATTGATATGACAGAAAGAATGGAAGTGCAGTTGCTTAAAGAATATGCGCAGGTTGCATGTATTCGATTTTTTGGGTTTGCGCCCGCTAAGAAAAATATTGTGCTTTTAGAAAGTCATTTTAATGATAACGTTCCACAGTATGTGATGTTTAGCGTGAATGGAAATGAATATCAGTATGATGGCATCACAATGGTAAAAAGATAAAATATCACCCGCCCCGGAGGTTACGAGGGCAGAAAGGAGATAAAGAAGATGAGCAGAGAAGAAATCATGGAGTGCGTGGCTGAGTATTTCGGCATCGAGAACGAGACTGGCGAGTATGATATCCGAGACTATGATTGGCAAGCCGGATGCTATATGGGGAACGGCAGATTCCTCTCTCTGGGCGAGGTAGTAAAGTGCATCGAAAGCTTTATCTACGACATTTAAGGAGGGAGGGATAATGAAAGCGGAGCTTATCAATGCTACCAATTATGCAAATATCTACTGCTTGTATGATAGTAGCGGAAAGCCAATCGGAACAAAGGAGGTTGTAATTGCTGGGCGAGATGTTGGAATTTACTATTACAGCCTGACATACAGATACACCGTCAGAGAGATAAAAGCCATGTTTAGAAACTTGCCCAAAACCTAAATCTATCTAAAATCTAAATCTATCTGAAATCTAAAGGAGGACAAAATCATGACTAACGAGCAGATTATCTTTGAGCAAGGACAGCGGCTTGCAGAAGCTGGACTGATTGCATACACCGGGCGACAGCTTACAGTTGAAACTATTGACGGACACGAAATCACGATTAAAGAAACCGAGCCGATTCACACCTTTAACTGGTGGAAAGAACACGGCTTGAAAGTTAAAAAAGGAGAACACGCTATTGCGAAATTTCTCATTTGGAAACACAGCGGCGCAAAGCAGGAGAGCTTGCAGATGGAAGATGGCACAAGCATGGACTACATCGACCACGGCAAGATGTTTATGAAGATGTCGGCGTTCTTCAAGAAATACTATGCCGAACACAAAGAGAAGTGTCAGGCGCGCAATCGAGAATACTATCGTACTCACAGAGATGAATGTATTGCCTCCCACAATAGGCGGGTGGAGAACAATAGGGAATATCACAATGCCTACCAGCGGAAGTGGAGGGCTGATAATCCAGACAAGGCAAAAGCTATCGCTGATAGATGCGCGGCAAAGAAGAAAGCGCAAAAAGAAGCGCAGATTTAAAATTTTTAAAAAGCGCAGAAATAAGCGCAAATAAAAAACAGGAGGTAAAAAACATGAAAAAACAGTATTACATCATCCGGGCGGCAGAGGCCGGAGTTTTCGCCGGTAACATCAAGGAGCGGAACGGCAACGAGGTAACGATGACGAACGTGCGGCGTATCTGGTATTGGGACGGTGCGGCCAGTTTGTCCCAGATGGCGGTTGACGGCGTGAAGCATCCGGGCGATTGCAAATTTACCGTGGTTGTGCCGGAAATGACGATTCTGGGCGTAATTGAGATTATCCCCTGTTCCGACAAAGCTGAAAAAATCATCTGTGAGGTGCCGGAATGGAAACAGTGACGGGCATTAACTCCGGCTCCGGCTACGGCTACGGCTCCGGCTCCGGCTCCGGCTCCGGCTCCGGCTCCGGCTACGGCTACGGCTCCGGCTCCGGCTCCGGCTACGGCTACGGCGACGGCTACGGCGACGGCTACGGCGACGGCTACGGCTCCGGCTCCGGCTACGGCTACGGCTACGGCTACGGCTCCGGCTACGGCTCCGGCGACGGCTCCGGCGACGGCTACGGCTCCGGCTCCGGCTCCGGCTCCGGCTCCGGCTCCGGCTACGGCGACGGCTACGGCGACGGCATTAAAACCATCAATGGCGAAGTGGTTCATATGGTGGACGGTTTGCAGACGCTGATTGACCGCGTTCACGGAAACGTGGCGATGGGGCGCATCCTCAATTCAGATTTGACATTCACGCCATGCTATATTGTTAAACAGGATAATATGTTCGCGCATGGTAGTACGGTTCGGGCGGCTATGGACGCATTGCGAGACAAACTGTTCGAGGACATGGACGTTGACGAGCGCATTGCGGCGTTTTGGGCTGAACACAACCGGACGGACAAATACTCCGGGCGCGACCTATGGACATGGCATCATAGACTGACTGGCTCCTGCGAGATGGGCAGAAACCAGTTTGCGCGAGACAGGGGAATCGACATCGACAACAGCGCATTTACCGTCTCTGAGTTTATCGAACTGACGCAGGACGCCTATGGCGGCGAGATTATAAGGAGGTTGAAAAAAGAATGCCAAAACTGATTGACGCTGATTCCGTCCGCCGGATTATCCTCTCCCACGGCGGGGACGGTGCGATGCTGAGAGAGATCGAGCGGTTGCCGGATGGGGATGTTGTTCAGTGGGAATTTTTAGAACGATATGCAGATTGGTTCTGTGCAGATGTATCTATGCCGCAGTTTGTGCGAGAAGCAAAGCAGTTCTATCAGGATTCCAACAGGGCGATGACTGGCGGCCATATCGGAGGGGACGAATGAAGTATAGAAAAAAGCCAGTTGTAATTGATGCGTTTCAACTCAATGCGAGAGGACTGGTTGCAGAGGATTGGTTCTGGGATGCCGTGTCGGAAAACAGAATCATTACGCATGATTTCGGCAAACACTATCCGGGAGATGCGTGGTGTGAAATCAGAACGCTAGAGGGAACGATGATTGCACGAACTGGTGATTATATCATCATGGGCGTGAACGGAGAAATCTATCCGTGCAAAGCAGATATTTTTGAAAAGACTTACAGCGTGGAGGTTGATGCGGATATGTGGAGGCTCCAGAATGAGTAGTTACAACATCGAGGTTGACGATGCAATCATTCGGGAGCAGATAATGAACATCCTGAATGAGATTGCAAATCGAGAATTGCACCGATGCCTGTTTACATCCCATGACGAGGTTGCGCTTGCAGTCCGAGATGTAATCTATTCCCGCAAAGATGAGATTATCGAGGCGGTTATCGACCGGGCGACAAAGGAGATTGTAAAAAAGGGCATTCCGAAACTGTTAGAAAGGATGGATAACACATGAGCTTGCCACTTGCCGGTGCCGAGATTTACGGTGCCGAGGTTGACATCCTACGGGAGCTGGATAGCAGGAAAGCACAGATTGAAGCGTTGTGCAAAGAGCTGGAAACCTACCGCAAGGAGCTGGCGCACTACAAGGACGAGAACGAACAACTTCTCAACTGCGTCCGACAGCTGGCGGCGATTATTGGAGGGATGTCGAAGTGACGTTGAAAAAAGTTTGAATTTTTTTAAAAAAACACTTTACAAATATGCAAAATCATGTTACACTATAATAAAGAAAATAAAGGAGGCAGAACAAGATGAAGCTTAGAAATTGGATTGAAGAAGCAACTGGGATGCAGATGAATTTCTCCCCCGTATATGTAGGAAGCAAGGGCGGCAGGAAACTGTACTCCATCACATGGAATGGCGGAACAGAGAAAGACTATTTCATAGATTTTGAGAAGCACGAAATCGAAGAATATTAAATAACGCCCGCCCCGGAGGTTACGAGGGCAGAAAGGAGCATAACAATGAAGTTCGATTATACTCATGGAAATGAAGCAAAGTACATGGTATCTGCACACAGATGGAACGTAAGCGACCAGTACTATGTGGACAGCATGAAAAAAGCGAAGGAGTTGTTTGAAGACATCAAGCAGACGAACAAAGGGGATGATGTATCGGTTAGCATTTATGATTTGAAAAAGGACGTTCGAAAGGCTTTTGCAAGGGTATAAAACAATAATCCCTGTCGGTAGGTGGTTAGACCGTCAACTAATATTTGAAAGAAAAAAGAAAATAGGAGGATTTAATCATGGGGTTCAACAAGAAGCACAAGCGCGTTTACAGACGTTCGCCGTATTCTCAGCAGTATATCAACGAGCGCAGGGAGCAGATGCTTCAGCTTATCGCAAAGGCGCAGACGGAAACGGAACGCGAGAACATCCGCAAGGCGTTCGACATTTCTATCAGGCCGTAAAGGAGGACTAACAATGTTTAAGAAGATTCTTTTTTCTGCAATCGTGATACTAGCGTCTATCCTGATGATTGCGCTAATTGCGATGCCGATTGCGCTGTTGTGGGTGCCGTGATGAGTAAGATGAGTAAGCCGATTATTTATATCGCAGGAGCGATTAACGCTGACAGCGGCTGTCAGGCGAAGTTTGAAAGAGCGGAGCGGGATTTAATTGATGCTGATTTTGTTGCATTGAATCCGGCGACATTACCGTTAGAAATGAGCGATGAAAAGCGAATGAGAATCCATCTGGCTATGCTGGACTGTGCAGATGCTGTACTGCTTCTCCCGGGCTGGCATAACTCACGAGAAGCCACGATTGAATCTGCGATTGCTAACAGGCTGAAAAAGCCGACTGTAATTTATCCGGCAGATGAGCCACCTGCAAGCAGATTGCTTTCACTCGGTGTTGCGCTTGATTCCGCGTTGCGGATTATGACAGGCAGAATTTTCAAAAAGGAGGACTAACAGATGTATAAATGCACAGATTGCGGGCATATTTTCGATGAGGGCGAATGGGGTTCATATACAGAGCATCACCCTTATGGAAATACTACTGCAGACGAAACTTTCCTCGTTTGCCCGGTTTGCGGCGGAGACTTTGAGGAAACGACACGATGCCTACATTGTGAGGGAGAATTTTTATTTGATGAATTGCTTTCAGGGTATTACTGCTTTGATTGCGTTGAAAGTGCGCTTGATTACGATTCATTCCTCGATTTCGCAACGAGCGGAGTTAACCGGGCAATTCAGATCGACACGCTGGAGGACTTCATCTTTTCGGAGCTGTTTCATGTAGATACGCCAAAGCGAAGCAGTAGTGATTTGAAAGCATACTGCAGAGAGATTTATCTCCGGGAGGTTGCTAACGATAGAATCCTGCAGACTACGGAATTCATGGAGAAAATTAAAAGTTACTTTTCAACTATATCTTCCCTGTGGGATGAGTTTGCGGAGTATCTACACGCAAAGAGCGAGAAAGAGCGAAGCGACCATCACAGAGAGAGCGGAAAGGAGGTGTAAAATATGAGAATCAGCAGACCGCGCAGAGACTGTACCATTACCTTTACTGTTACTAAAACGGAAAAGGCCGCTATTGCTAATATGGCGGAAAAGGAAAAGCGGACGATTGGCGGTTATATCCGCTATCGACTGAACGATGTTCTTGAAAGCGCGAAGGAGGGACGCGATGACTGAATCTGAATACAGATGTTCAGACGGCATCAGCAGATCGGAGCTGTGGCGATTGCGAGACAGCCCGGAGAAATTTATCTGGTTCCAACAGCATCCAGAGCCGCCGACTCCGGCATTGGTGTTCGGGGCGGCAGTCCACAAGCTGTTGCTGGAAGAAGAAAGTTTCGCTGATGAATTTTCGCTTGCGCCGGAATGCGACAGACGTTCAAAGGCCGGAAAGGAGGAATATAACGCATTTTTGAAAGCATCCGAGGGAAAGCGGATTATCTCTGTTGCAGATTTTGAAAAGGCGACTGAAATGGTTTATCGAATCAGAAAAACGCCATTTACAAAAAAGTTGCTTTCAGGGGAACATGAGAAGCCGTTCTTTTGGACGGACGAACTGACTGGTGAACTTTGCAAAATCAGAGTTGACTGCATTTCCGAAATTAAAGGAAGTCCCGTTGTTATCGACTACAAGACTACATCAGATGCAAGCACAGATGGATTCATGCGAAGTGCAATTAAATACGGCTACGACTTTCAGGCCGGAATGTATTGCGAGGGCGTTGAACGAGCAACAGGGAAAAAACCGCTGTTCGTATTCATCGCGCAGGAGAAGAATCCGCCGTATAGCGTGAATATCCTGCAAGCGGACGATGGGATGATTAGACGCGGATATGATACTTTCAGAGAGTTAATTGGTATCTATCACGAATGCGCCACAACAGGAAATTGGTACGGCTATCTTGGCGCGTATGAAATGATTAACGAACTGAGTTTACCGAACTGGCTGACAGCCGACTAAATCAAAGAAGAATTTACTAAAGGAGGATTTACAAATGAAATTTATCGAAAAGGCAAAGTATAGCTCCTCGCAGAATGCGCGAACTGAAGATGTTCTTATCAGCGTTAACCAGCGATATTCTCAGAAAAACAGGGCTGGAAAATGTGTTCCCGCTATTGTGTTCAGCTTTACACGAAATTCCGTAAAAATCTTTGGAGTATCGGAATATATGACTTTTGCGTTTTCCGATGACGAAAAAAGGCTGTATTTCAAGGCATCCGACAGAATGAGCGGATTTAAGCTGAGCGAATCTGGAACAGGAAATACATTTGTTACAAAAATCGCAATCTTGAACAACAATGGCCTAAAGGTTGAAAACGCCAACAGATGGATTGGCTATTATAATCTGCGATATGATAAGGACATTGACCTGTATTACATCAGCATTAGCGAGAAGATTCATTAACGATAATAAACGATAGTAGAATCTATAAAGGAGAGCAATCAAATGAATATTTTTGAGAGTATTAACGCGATTATGACGGAATGCCCAGCAATCGCAAAAGCGCAAAAGAATCAGCAACAGGGGTTCATGTACAGAGGCGTTGACGTGGTTATGAATGTATTTCAGCCGCTTCTCGCTAAATACAAGGTGTTCGTTGTGCCGGACGTGATAGATTCTATCAGGGAGGAACGGCATACAAAGAGCGGCGGCAATTTGATTTACACCGTTTTGAAAGTGCGCTATACATTCTATGCAGAGGACGGTTCTAATGTTGTTGCAACCGTTCAAGGCGAGGGAATGGACAGCGCGGACAAGAGCGGAAATAAGGCAATGTCTGTTGCATTCAAGTATGCTATGTTTCAGGTATTCTGCATTCCGACCGAAGAAATGCGCGACCCGGACGCGGAGTCTTTTGAAGAAAGCTCCCCGGTAGTTTATGTTTGTTCTGATTGCGGAAAGCCGTTTACTCCGTATAAGGACGGCAACGGCAAGACGTGGACAGCAAAGCAAATTTACGACCTTTCCATCAGGAAGAACGCTGACGGCAAAGCGCGATGCGCGGATTGTAGAAAGCGGCATGAGAAATCACTTGCAGAACAGTTAAAAGAGGACTAAAAAAGAAAATTAAAAGGAGGAAATGAAGATGGCTATCAACAATGTTGTTATTATCGGGAGACTGACGAAAAGCCCGGAGGTTAAGCAGACTGGAAGCGGAATCTCTTTCTGCAACTTTACCGTTGCGGTTGAACGAGCTTACAAGAGCGGCGAGGAACGACAGGCAGATTTTATTGATTGCGTTGTCTGGCGCAACAGCGCGGACTTCCTCAGTAAATACTTTCAGAAAGGGGATATGATCGGAGTTACCGGACATCTGCAGACCCGGAATTGGGAGACGGACGATGGGCAGAGGCGAAAGACAACCGAGGTTGTAGCTGATAGCCTTTCATTTGTCGGCAGTAAAAAGGCTTCCTCTAAATCTGCAGAAACAGCTGGAATGACAGAAAAAGATACGCTGACCGAGCTGGTAGCAGATGATGATGATATTCCGTTCTGAAAGCAGGTGAGAAGATGGGACATTCCGTTAATTACTTCATTTGCGGAAATAGCGAGTTAAAAAAGAGTCTTAAACGGTATCTGGCGACAGCCTATGACCCGGAGGAATCGAGTAGCTATCACGGTAACATGACGATTCACAAGGACGTGATTGCTAAAGATTACGATGATGCGATGGCTAAAATTGAGCATTTCGATGTAGGCTGGTACAGCGACCACGCAGTCAGATATAAAGATGGGCGCAAGTATATGTGGCTCGTGAAGTACGAATATCATTGTTAATACGAATATCATTGTTAATACGAATATCATTGTTAATCAGTTAATTTGATGCGTTCCCTTGCCTTGTGGTATAATAAACATATCACAGGGCGGGGGTAACGCAGATGCAGAATCTAACAATTATAGAAGATACGCGAAACAAGATTGGAAAGCACGACAACATCCGACTGTATTTTGAACGAAACGGAATAACGCTAAAGAGAGAAAAACTGGACATCGGGGACTATATGATTCCGGGCGGTAGAATTGTAATTGACACTAAAAAGAATCTTTCAGAGCTGGCAACCAATTTGTTGAATAGAGCTGACCGCTCCCGATTCTGGCGCGAGATATATAGAGCGCGAGAAAGCGGCTTAAAGTTGGTTATCCTCTGTGAGCATGGCGGAAAAATTCACTCTATAAAAGATGTTGCGAAGTGGCACAGCCCTTATAGCCCGGTTTCAGGACGTGCGTTGATGAATGAAATATATCGTATATCTATCAGCTACGGCGTTGCATTTTATTTCTGCGATAAACGAAGTACAGGCAGATTGATTGTGGAACTGCTAACAAATTAGAGGACTAACGATATGAACTTTTCTGATACTGCTGAGAAAATCAAAGCGGCGATTCCTGCAGGTGAAATGTTTGATTTTTACGGATTTAAAGCCAACAAAGGCGGATATATCTGTTGTCCGTTTCATGCAGAGAAAACACCGTCATTAAAGATTTTTCGTGGAGACAAGGGCTGGAAGTGCTTTGGATGCGGAGCCGGTTCTAGCGTGATAGATTTTGTGATGCGATATTTCCGACTTGATTTCAAGAACGCGCAAAGAAAACTGAATTACGATTTCAATGTCGGACTAGACATCGGAGATCCTATCAGTTGCGAGGAACAGCTCGAAGCTATCAGGAAAGCGAATGAACGAAAGCGGATAATGGCGGAGAGAAAAGCAGTCGCTCAGCGTCTACAGGACGAATACGATGCCGCACTTTCAGAGTGGATTAAACTTGATATAATCAAGCGGCTATGCGCCCCGAAAAAGAAAGAGGATGAGCCGTCAGACGCATTTGCTTATGCTGTGAGAAACATTGAACTTGCGGCTTATAGGCTAGATGAAGCTGAAATGAATCTCTATCTTTTCCGCACTAACAGACATGAATAGATTGATTTTTTTGCAAAATTAGCGTATAATAATAGTAGGGTTTCCGTATGCGGTGGAGCGCATTCGGCGACTATCAGAATACGGGAATTCCTCCCCGCGTTGGAAAGCTCCACCTTTCTTGCGCGGGGCTTTTTATCAAGCGAAGGCGGTGCGCCATGAAAATAGAAGAAAATGCTATTAGCGAAAACACCATTAGCGAAATGCAGACACAGGTCCTTTTAAGTCAGGAGTTTGTCGATGCGCTTCTTGCTATCAAGAACGAATCAAAACGAAAATACCTATACGGACTTGCAGAAGAAAGAGCGAGAGAAGCCGGGATTTTAACTGTATTTCAGGCGTTTGTCGATCTGTCAAACCGGGCAAAGGATGAGCTTGCTCAGAAGTATGAGCGAGAGAGCGAGGAACGGACTGGCATTCACCTTGCTTTTGATAGTAGAAACAGGCCGCTTGCGACTGTTGACAATTTTTTGATTATCCTGCAGAACGATGTAAAGTTTTCCGGCTTGAAATTCAATCTGCTGACGTATTCGCCGGAACAGGTGCGTGGCGGGAAAACGGAAAAATGGACGGATGCAGATGACGCAGAAGCGCGGCGGTATATTGAAAAAGAATATGGCATTCACAGCGTCCAGAAGATTGATGATGCATTAAGAATTGTATTTGCTCAGAATGAATATCACCCTGTCAGGGATTTGGTCGACAGCTTTGTCTGGGACGGCGAAAGCCGTATTTGCGACTTCTTGCATAGATGGACGAAATGCGAAGATACACCATACACGCGAGAGGTCAGCCGCTTGATTTTTGCTGGCGGAATTCATCGGCTTTACAATCCCGGATGCAAGTTTGACGATATGCCGGTTTTGATTGGCACGAAGCAGGGCGAGGGAAAAAGCACACTCGTTCGTTGGCTTGCGTTAAAGGATGAATACTTTACAGAGGTTAATGAGTTTGAGGGACAGCGCGGCATTGAAGCTGTCGAGGGTGCGTGGATTTGCGAGGTATCTGAACTGCTGGCGATGACAAGAGCGAGAGAGCAGGAGGCCGTCAAGAGCTATCTGACCCGCCTGAATGACCGTTATAGAATGCCGTTTGATAAGCGGGTTACAGACCATCCGCGTCAATGCGTTTTTATCGGCACGACTAACAAAGAGCAGTTTTTAACCGACAAAACCGGAAATCGCCGTTTTTATCCAGTCAGGGTGCGGCAAGACGGCTATGATCTGTTTGACCATGCAGAGGAAATCAAAGAATACATTTGTCAGTGCTGGGCGGAAGCAAAGGTTCTTTTTGATAAGGGCGAGATTCCACCGTATGCCGACAGGCGACTGATTGCGGATATTAGAAAAATGCAGAGCGATGCAACGGAAGATGATTATCGTATCGGACTAATTGAAGCATATCTTGAAAGCAGAAGTGAGGTTTGCGTTCTGGATATTTGGTATAACGCCCTACAGATGAGCGAGTTTTCAAAACCGGCAAAAAAGGACAGTCAGGAAATCGGAATCATTATGCAGAGCTTTCAAGAGTGGGAGCGGCAGGAGAAGGCAAAGCGTTTCTCAGAGTATGGCCTACAGCGTTGGTGGGCGAAAAATCGTAGACCAGCTGAATCCGAGTTAGACGCAGTAGACGAAATCGACAAAGAGCTTCCTTTCTGAAAGTCAACGGACAGTTTATGAAACTGCAGATTGAAAAGCGGCGCAATTTCTCCTGTTACAAAGAAAAGCGAAAACAGACTTTGTAACACCTTTGTAACACCGCTTTGTAACAACAAAAACATAACTTATTATAAATAAAACCCCCATAAAAAGGTATGCTTTAGCATATATATATAACAAAAAAGGCGTTTTAATTTTTAGTGTTACAACTGTTACAAAGATTTCAACTTTATAAATTGACGAAAAAATAAAACGTAAATTATTTATAGCAGATGTTGTAACGGTTGTAACAGAAATCGCAAAAACCTAGTAATTGCAACGGTTACAGCCGTTACAAAGAAAATGAGGTTGTAACATTGTAACAGCCACGGAATTAAAAAAAGGGAAAGGACGAATAACAAGTGAAAAGCACAGATGGCGATGTTTTGAGGGCGGCAATCGAGTTTTACGGCGAAGAATCGCAGTTAAAAATGTTGCTAGAGGAAATGTCCGAACTGCAAAAAGAAGTCTGCAAGCATTGGAGAGGGGAAGATAATCTCGCACACCTCGCTGAAGAAATCGCGGATGTTGAAATTATGCTAGAGCAGACAAAGATGATTTTTGACCTAAACGCATCTGTTTTTTGGTATAGAAAAGCGAAACTAAACAGACTGGAAGAAAGGATTTTAACTGAGACGGAAATAGATAGGGGCGACAGCGATGGTGGCACTGACTAAAGAGCATCGAAATGAATACTTGCGTAAATGCAAGGAATGTGCTATGATTTGCGAAGAGGGATTTTGCCACGCGAAAATTAACGTGCCACAGCATCTGCAAGTGCGATATAAAGGCGCGGAATATTATCCGTTTGCGTATGAGCTTTCTTTTGAACGTGATGGAACGGTTAAGCATACAGCGGTTCTTCACGATCTGAAAGCAAATGCAATATATCATGTTCCTTTGAAAGATGTTTCTTTTTAGTTGGCGTTGTTTTTTGTGTAGGCAAGGTGCTTCTTGGTTGCCTCCTCAGATATATAAGCCACAGCCTGTAAGAAGTGGCTCCGTTGGTAGCGGCTCCAGTGCAATTCTGGCAAGGCAAATATAAAGGCGGTGAGCTGAATGAACGTAGTTTATAAATCAATCGGTGAATTAAAGCCGTATGAAAAGAACGCAAAGAAGCACGACCAGAAGCAGATTGATAATGTCGCTGAAAGTCTGCGGCAGTTTGGATTTGTTCAGCCTGTTGTGGTTGACAAAGATGGAGTTATCGTGATTGGGCATTGTCGTGTTTTGGCGGCTAAAAAGCTGGGCATTAAGGAAGTACCGTGCGTGTCGGTGGATGAGCTGACCACGGAACAGGTGAATGCTCTCCGCATCGTTGACAACAAAACCAACGAAAGCGAATGGGACTTTGACCTTCTGGCGGCTGAATTGCCGGAGATTGACTTGGCGGCGTTTGATTTTGATTTTGGGCTGGATTTGGATGATGGGAAGGATTTCTTTTCCAAAAGAGAAAGAAATGATACAAGCCGCGAAGAAGGAAACGACGAGTATAACGAGTTTCTTGATAAGTTTGAGCCGAAAAAGACAACGGACGATTGTTACACTCCGGACGTTATTTATGAAGCTGTAGCAGATTGGGTGTCTAACGAATATGGAGTAAACAAGTCTGATTTTGTTCGCCCGTTTTATCCGGGCGGAGATTATCAGTCTTATAAATACGGGAAGGACAGCGTGGTTGTAGATAACCCTCCGTTCTCCATTCTTGCGGAAATTTGCAAGTTTTACGATGAAAACGGTATAAAATTCTTTTTGTTTGCTCCTACGCTGACGCTCTTTTCTTCGTCTTCTTCTTCTTCTTCTTCTTGTGCTCTTTGTATAGGGGTTGCTGTTACATACGAAAATGGGGCGAATGTAAACACGTCATTCTTAACAAATCTTGACAAAGATTACAGATTAAGAAGCGCGCCGACATTATACGCGGCAGTAAACGAAGCGAACAAGCAAAACTTAAAAGAGCAGAGACGCGAATTGCCAAAATACGAATTTCCGGACTATGTGATTACGTCTACCAGATGTGGCCAATTTTCCCGTTATGGCATAGATTTTCGCGTTCCCGTTTCTGAAAGCGTTCACATTCGGCAGCTTGATGCACAGAAAGAGCAAGATAAGGCTATTTTTGGAAGCGGTTATCTCATTTCCGAGAGAATGAAGCAGGAAAAAGAGAAAGCCGAACGAGAGAAAGCCGAACGAGAGAAAGCCGAACGAGAGAAAGCCGAACGGTGGGAACTGAGCGAAAGAGAGATGGGAATTGTTCGTTCCTTGCGGCAGGAGGTATAATAAATGGCAGATACTTTGTCGGAAATCAAGAGAGTAAAAGAGGCTATTGCAAAGACGAACAGCCCACATTTGAAACGGGACTATGAAAAGTATTTGCGAAAGCTGGAAAAGCGGTTAAAGCGTGGTGATTAAATGGCGAGAAAGAAGCCTTGCGTATACCGATATATTGACACAGACGATAGAATTGTTAAATATATTGGAATTGTTTACAAAGAAGATTTAGATAGAAGATTGAATGCTCATTTGTGCTGTGATGATTGGTGCAAGAGCGGAAATTGGGATATTGAATATTTTGAATGCCAGAACAGATCCGAAGCAGAAGCATTTGAGTCTCATTTGATTGCCGTTTATGAAACTTGGAAATATTATAATAAAGCAAAAGCAAATTGGGGCGTAAACAGATTTTTGCCAAATGTAGAAAATTGGTGGAAACCTGCAAGAATATCTGCGTTTACGGATAGTGAGACGGCGAAAGCTGCCGCGTTCTTTAGGCAACTCATAAGGGATGGGAAAATCGATGAAGCAAAAAGTATGATTTCCATTTTTGTTTTTGAGGACTGCTGACAAAGGGTGAGTTTTTTATGGCTGAAATGGGCAGGCCGCCCAAAGAATTTGATAAAAAGTCGTTTGTTGACTTAATAGGATTTGGGTGTTCGCAGGAAGAAATATGTTGGTTTTTCAGGGACAAGGACACCGGCATTCCGGCAAATCCAGACACTCTTTCAAGATGGTGTAAACGGACTTATGGGATGACTTTTCAAGAGTTTAAGAAACAAAATGAGCTTATGCCCTTGAAAATTCAACTTAGGCGCATTCAGCTTGAGCTTTCTAAAAAATCTGCGGCAATGGCTATTTTCCTCGGTAAAAACTATCTCGGACAGTCCGACCATGTTGTGATTGAAGATAAATCCGCACTTGAACGGCTTGACGAAATTCTAAAGGGAGTCCATGAGAATGCGGTTGACATTCAGCGAAAAGCAGATTGAATATATCGCTAATGCTGACAGGCGATGGAATCTAAAGATCGGAGCCGTCAGAAGCGGAAAATCCTATGTTGATGTTGCCCATATCGTGCCGTATAGATTACGCGCCCTGAAAGCTGAGAGCGGACTAAATGTTATTCTCGGAGTATCAAAAGAAACGATTGAACGGAACGTTCTTCAGCCGATGCGAGAAATATACACAGAGCGGCTGATTGGTACTATCAACAGTAGAAATATTGCGAATATTTGCGGCGTTGATGTTTATTGTCTCGGCGCGGAAAAGGTGTCGCAGGTTGCGAAAATTCAGGGAAGCTCGATTAAATACTGCTACGGTGATGAGATTGCGAAATGGAATCACGAAGTATTTGCTATGCTTCAAAGCAGACTGGACAAGCCCTATTCTCGCTTTGATGGTTCCTGCAACCCGGAATATCCGGGGCATTGGTTAAAGAGCTTCATAGATAACCCGGAGATTGATGCTTTCATTCAGAAATACACAATTTTTGATAATCCGTATTTGCCACAAGAATTTGTCGAAAATCTCTGCAAGGAATATGCTGGCACAGTTTATTACAAGCGTTACATTCTGGGAGAATGGGCACTTGCAGAGGGGCTTATTTATCCGATGTATGAATCAGCGATTGAGAATCCGCCCGACAGAATCCCCGAAAAATATATTATGTCGATTGACTACGGAACGCAGAACGCATTTGCCGCCATCCTCTGGGGGAAATATGACGGTACTTGGTACGGATTGCGAGAGTATTACTATTCCGGCAGAGAGACAGGTGAACAGAAAACGGATGAAGAATATGGTTCCGATATAGAAAAGTTTGTCGCAGATGTTGACCAGCATATCAAAGTGACCGTTGACCCGTCCGCCGCTAGTTTTATCGCGCTTCTTAGGAAGAAGCAGAAATTTTCCGTTATTAAAGCGGATAACGCAGTTGCTGATGGTATTCGTGAAACTGCTACCGCCTTGCAGACCGGGAAAATTAAGATTAGCCCGGATATGATTAACTGGAAAAAAGAGGTTGAAGGCTATGTATGGGATGACACGGTGCAGGATGACAAGCCGATTAAAGTCAACGACCATCTGATGGATGCGATGCGATATTTTGTGAAAACATTTAGAATCGCGGCAAAGAAAAATGAGCCTACAATGATGCTTTGGGGGTGATAGCATGAGGCGCGGGACTACTCCGACCAATGTGTTTACAGTAGATGTTGATTTAAGGAACGCAGTTAGTCTTTATGTAACGTATAAGCAAAACGGAAGAACGATTATTGAAAAAAAGCTGGAAGATGTTGAGGTTTTAGAAGAATCCGTTTCCGTGGAGCTTACACAGGCTGACACGCTGAAATTCAAAAACGGAGAAGTACAGATGCAGATTAGAGCGCGGCTTCCTGATGGAACTGTGCTTGCGTCTGACATTATGACGGCTTCTGTTTCCGCGATTCTGAAAGATGGTGCTATCTGATGGCAGTTTCGTTCCACGCAGTATTCTCTGAAAGCAATCAGTTTAACGCCGTTTTTTTGGAATCTAATAACCTAGTGGCGAGTTTCGGAGAAGTGCAGTATATCGAAGTAGGCGATTATTATGCGGGGGATTATGAAATAACACCGGGCGATGAATCGCAGACTTTGGCAGTTGCGGGAAAGCTAATGGCGCAGGATGTAGTTATCAATTCGATTCCATCTAATTATGGGAAAATTGAATGGAACGGTTCTACATTGACTGTTTCTTAATTTGAGAGAAAGGAAACGAGATTTATGGCTCAGAATGTAATTATCAATAGTGTAACCTATCAGAACGTCCCGGAGGTTGACATTCCGTTGAGCGGCGGCGGGACGGCAAAGTTCATGGACACATCCGATGCGGATGCCGTTGCGAGTGAGATTCTTTCCGG